TCTATTTCTAAATTTGTTATTACAGGCAATACAGGGTCAGGTTTGTATACCTCAGGAATATATACCTCAGGAATATTTACTTCTCCAATACCTATCTCAGGTATCTCCATCTTCTATGTCTCCAATAGAAATAGACCAGCCATCTTCTCCAAACTTACCAACTTCTCTAATTTCTGGTTTTTTTACTTTTTTATCTAATTCTTCGTGATATTTTTTTATGTCATGGTCTAGTTCAAAATTAAATCTTTTCATACGCAACCAATTTATAAATTTATCAACATAATATTTTATGAGCTTTTTTATAAATCCAAAAACCATTATTTAGTTGGTGCTGGTGGTCTAAACTCTGGAACTGTTGGGCCTGTCATATCTGGTAAAGCATTATCTAAAACTTTGGGCATAAGCCCCTGTACATTTGAAAGTACTTCGTTCATTAATTTGGCTTTGAATTGTTCAGAACTCAGATATTTATAACCCATGTAACTTGCACCTAAAGTACTGGTTATGAGAACAAATGAGGCTATACTTAAAATGTTAGCAATTTTTTGAAACATGGTTAAAGAGGCAATACTAAAAGCGATTTCTCACAGTCTTATTATATCTTTTTTAATAATTATTCCTACTATTACTCCTTTATATTTAATAACCAGCTATATGACAAGACAAATGGAAAAGACTAACTAATCAGCAGCTTCGGCTGTGTTTCCCTCTGCTACCCACTCAAGGTACTCTTGGTAGTCGGTATTGTCTGAATTAATAGGTATCGAATAAACCAAAGAATTTTTAATTGTTTTAACTCCTATAATGTTATCCCTTTCATTTTTTAAAAGTTTATAAATTGGGTTTGTTGGAAATGCCATAATTTAAAGCTCCGCATTGAATCCTAATACTGCTGATGTAGATTCAGCAGCCATTAATATGCCTACACCATCAGAGGGGTTAGAAACATTACCATCTGCTTGGATTCTTGCAGTTGTTGTACTTACAGTTGACAAGGTCATTGTATCAAAAAAATCAGTATTACCTCCTTGTTGATAGTAATAAGCATCTGTAAAATTGCTTGCGACAATACTTGGTGGATTTCTCATCTTAACTGGAAAATGCACTATTGCTCTAACTCCGTAACTCATAGTTCCAGATGCGATTGGGTCATTAGAATTACCATCAAGAGGAGTATAATAATACCTCTGACATAAAGCAAGCTCCTGACCATAAGACCTATGCTCAAACAAGGTCGCATAATCTGAAACTTCTAGTTGCAAACCTGTAATTTCAAATGTTGCATCATTTGTTGTAAACCATGTTGAAGTTTGATCTGGTGTCCTTGAACCAGCAGCGTAAGCATTCCATTGATTTAAAGAAACTCCTGACGCTGTAGAATCTGTACCCATGAAAGCCTGAATTTCAACTTGAAGTCCTGATCCATTATCATTATTAAAAGTTAAATTAGAATTTCCAGAAATTGTTTTAGTTACTTTTGTCCAAGTATCAGCAGATAAAGAACCTGTCTCGAAGGGATATAGATATCCACTTCCATCAAACGTCTCTAAATATCCATAAAAATTTTGTGCAACACTTGATTTTACCCAAAAAGATAATGTTATATAACTTGAACTTGATGTATAGTTCCAACCACTATTGGCAATATTCTGTGCCTCTATTCTATGTTGAAATTTAATAAAATCACCAGCACCAGCACCACTTGTTTGGTTTCCATTAGTGATTTTAAAAGACTTTCTAAAACCTAATGTATATGGAGTAGTTCCACTTGCTACATCTGCGTGTGCCTGAGTAGGTACTTCATCCAAACCAGAAGAATTATAACTTAGTCTTACTCTATCAACACTTCCATAACCATTAGTTGTAGATGACGTACCACGTTGAGCCACTTGCATCGCTCCGTTGATTATTAAATTTTTATTACTTCTGTTAGTAATATTGGCAGTACACGTTCCATCAGTATTGTTGACAGTAATAGCAGCAGCACTAGCTCCTACCCCTTTTATCGAATTTACCTTGATCTCTGACATAATTAACTAGGTTTTGGGTTAGCGTCTTTAACCGCTTTGTTGTGAATAGCAAAGCTACCTGTTGCATCTAGTTTACCTGCAATAATATCGTCATACAACATTCCGAGTTGATTTCCGATTGTATCGTAGGTTGTAGAACCATCAGTTGTTCTATCAGTTTTGTATTTAACAGCAGCAGCTTCAGCATCTAACGTAACTCTTGCAGCGTCTATCTTGCTTTGTTCAAGACTTATAGATTTACCATCTTTATCAAATGCTCCTGTTCCATCATCAACTCTTACGCAATCTGCATACGCTTTAAAAATAGCATCGTGGTCTAAACTCATGCTGCTACCTCCATAATTGTTATCGAACTTGCTAATCGAGAAGTATAACGATCATCCGTTTCACTTTGTACACGATTTATTCTTGATGTACGACCCGTAGTCGCAACATATATTTGTAATTTATAAGTTACTGGTGTACTACCATCAGCACCATGAGTATCTAAAAATGAACCTCCATGAGCTTCTATTCCTGAATTAGCTGCTAAGTTAAAACTTGATAGTCTTATTTTACTTCCATCAGCATCGCCCAAATAAATCTGTGTTGAATCTCTAAACACTGCTATTCCTTGTTTATATGAACCTTCTCCACCCAAATTAACATCGTAAGTTACTAAACATTTTGTGCCGCTTGCTGGAGTTAAAGTTACAGAAAGTCCAGAAATATCAAAATAAGAATCAGCTATTGTAGCAGAACCAGTTGAATATGAAGCCGTATCTGTTTTTACAGCTTGTTTAACTTGAAGAATTTTACCGCCTTGATCTGTTGCCCATCCAAGGTTTCCAGATCCATCAGTTTTTAATAATTGGTTTGCACTACCATCGGCTACAGGAAGCTGTAATTCAACAGCAGCGTTACTTGTAGTTGTAGAAGGTGCTTTAAGGCTTACTGACCCACCACCTGATGCTGCGTTTAGTTTAATCTTTGCTGTCATTTATGCAGCCTCCAGTGCAGCGACTTTTGTTTCTAATACTTCAATTTTAGCAACAGCTTCCTGTAATGCAGCAGTAAGTAAAGGTACAAGTTTACTTTGATCTATTCCTTGATAAACAGGATTGTTGTCAGCGTCAACTTCATCTTTAGTCCCACTTATAGCTTCTGGTACTGCTGTAACTTCATGTGCTAAGAATCCGTCTACTGTTGTTTTTGCATCAGCTTTAAAATTAAATCTTGATGGTTTTAATGTTTTTAATCTTGTAATCCCATCAGATATTGCAGTTACATTTTCTTTTAAACGATAGTCAGAACTTGTGTTAAAACTTGTGCTTGATCCATTTGTTCGTATAGTCCCAACAGTTCCGTTAGGATTTAAAAATTTCGCCACATCTGAGTTATCTGTGACACCGCAACCAAGGTGCAAAATTGATCGACTGCTAGAAGTGTTCTGAAAATAAGCATGAGTTGTTCCCATAGAAGTGGTTCCTATAAGAACATCGCCACTAGAGGTGATACGCATACGTTCTGTATCAGCAGTACCAAATTTTAAAGAAATACTATCAGCAGTATAAAACCATGCTTGACTTCCAGACATTCCAAAGTAGGCATCTTTATCTGTATCAGTTTCATGTAATAGAATTTGTGGCTGTGTTCCTGCAACATTTATTCCTCTTGAACTTCCTCCAAAAGCACCATTATTGTAAGAAGTATTACCGATTAATAAATTTCCATTTGAATCAAATCTGCTTCTTTCAGTTCCTCCAGTATTAAAAGCTAAAATATCAGATCCAAAATTTATTCCTGTATTACTGTCTGTTCCTGTTACTGCTGGTGCGGAAGCTGACCCATCAACCCCAGAAATACCAGTAGTGCCGTTAATAGATAAAGCCATTATGGAATTGTTACAACTGAAGGACTATTTATTGTTAGTGTAGCATTAATTGTTAGAGGACCTGCAACTAAAGCGTTATGATTTGAAGTTATTGTGTAATCATTATCCATTGTATTTTCGCTCTCAAAGAATATAGATTCTCCACCACCACCCTGCGCACCTGCTGTTATACCTGTTAAAGCTGAACCATCACCAGCAAATGATGTGGCAGTACAAGTACCTGTTACAGTAACTCCAGTAGAAGAGATGCTAAACCGACTTGCATCAGCAGTATTATCTCTAATATCAAATACACCACCATTTACTTTTATTAAATAATCTGGGTTTCCATCAGAATCAACAAAACTAATGTTTGGTTGTGTACCATTAATAATTAGATTATTGTTATTTAAGGTTAATCCGTTTCCAGATAAGTTACCAGATACACTTATGTTTCCAGTTCCGTTTATATCGTTACTATTAAGGTCAAGATTACCACCTAACTGTGGTGATGTGTCATTTACTAGATCTGTAGTGACAGTACTCCAAGATAGTTGAGCATTACCATCTGTTTTTAAGAATTGATTAGCAGATCCATCAGCTTGAGGGTATTTAAGACCATCTATTATTACATCACCTGTACCGTTAGGAGTGATAACTATATCATTATTAGCTCCATCTTCAATCTCAATAGTACCTGAGTTCGTACCACTATTAGTACTTAATGTTAAATCACCAGTACCTTGAGTGGTAATAGTAGTATCAGTATTATTATCTCCAACTCTTATAGTATCAGCATCTAAATTAACATCACCTGTACCGTTAGGTATGATATTAATATTAGCATTAGATGTAGAAACTATATCATTTCCATTAACATCTAAATCTCCACCTAGTTGTGGGGTAGTATCTTCAACAAGATTACTCATACCACTACCTGCTGGTACTGTAGCCCACTTAACACCTGTAGCTTCATTACTATCAGCAACTAATACATAGTTATTAGTACCAACACCAAGTGCTGTAGGATCACCAGAACCATCACCAACCAATATTTGACCTTTTGTACCTAAGTCACTATTCATTACTGCACCAGCAGCATTTACGTTAGTTGCATCTGTAACATCAGCACTAGCTTCAATAGCAGCTAGTTTACTTTTTTCAGTATCAGTAAAAGCATTTGTATTGGATTCTGCTTCGTATGCACTTTTTATTTCTGCACCTGTTTGATCTTGTGTTGCACCAGATTCAATTCCATTTAATTTAGAATGGTCTGCATCAGTAAACACATTGCTATCACTAGCATTTTCTACAAGTGTTCTAATCTCAGCAGCAGTTTGATCTGCGGTAGCACTAGCTTCAATGCCATCTAATTTACTGTGGTCTGCATCTGTAAATACATTACTATCTGTCGCATTACCAACAAGTGTTTTTATTTCTGCTGCTGTCTGATCTGCTGTTGCTCCACTTTCAATACCATCTAATTTTGTACCATCAGTTGATACATCTCTACCATCAACAGTTCCAGAAGTAACAATATTTTGACTACCAAAGTTAGGTGATATTTTAGTTCCATCTATAGCTGCACTTGCATTTATATCAGCATTAACAATAGTTCCATCATTAATCATTGTTGATGTAACAGTTCCCGAATCACCTGTTGTAACAACTGTTCCTGTAGTATCAGGTAACGTAATTGTTCTGTCATCAGTAGGATTTGTTACAGCTAAAGTTGTTTCATTATTGTCATCAGTACTACCTTCAAATACAAGATTACCAGTTACAGTTTGTGATCCATCTCTTTTTACATAATCATCTGCTAATTCTTGTAAACTAAATAATAATTGATCTGTACTACTATCTAAATCTGTTTCAGTTAAAACACTACCATCTTGAAAATCTACTTTTTTTGAACCAATATCTGTGTCTCTTTGAAATTTTATAGCTGCTGAGTTTGCTGGATTATTACCAGAAGTAAATTGAATTGTAGTAGCAGAAGCAAAAGTATAATGTGTAGTTTTAGTTTTTAAGACCCCATCAACAGTAACATCTACTTCATCTTCATCTATATAACTAAACGATATGGAATAAGGACCAGCAGTAGAACCAGAGCTAGGTGCGGTATGTTCTGTAAAAGATGGTGCTGTGTTCGTAGCCATAATTTAAAATCGTTTTAGATTAAGTGTATCTAAAATGTTTTCCATTTCTTTATTATACTCGTTTTGTTGATCTACCTTTGCATTTATTCTAGCTTCTAATTCTTTTTCTGAAAAGTTTGCTTTAAGATAACTTTCAATACCTGCATTAATATATCGTTGATTTATTTTATTTAATACTTTAAATATTCTTTCTGATGCTATTCTTCCCTCTGTTGAACTTAATCCATACTTTTCTATTTGTTGCTTATTAGCTTCATAGTTATATTGGTCAGCACTAAAACCATCTTCTCTTAACTCAAGCTCACCTTTAAGGTATGCTTTCATAGCATCAATATTATTATAATTTTTTCCATCATAATCTAATACAGTTGTATTAACGTATTTTTTTAAATTATTATATGCAGTTGTATCTAGTTTTATAGGTACAAATAATTTGCTACTAAAGTTAGAGTTTTTAACAAAGTTCTTTACCTTACTACCTCTAATAATATCAGGTGGTTCTGGTAGAAATTTTCCTATTAGGTAAGTGGCTTCATGTATTAAATTGTTATTGCTCTTTGAATGTTTAGCATTTGAAAATAAATTACCTCCTCTTTTTGAAGGATATGTAACTACATCATTTGTTAAATGCTCTACTTGAAAAGGCATATCTCCACCAACACTAGATGGTACATTTGTTCTCATTTGTTGTACTAACCCATGTAGATATTGCAAGAAACCATTTACTTGGTTATAGTTTTCATCTGATAGTCCTAATTTATCTTCTCCTGTAAGAAATCTAAAGTTTTTTATATTTCGTGTTAAATCAGAATAATCACCTGAGTATGTCTTTGTATCTAGTTTTGCAAATAACCTTATAAGTTTTTTATTTTTAACATTACCTAAACTTATTTCTTTACCAAGAATGTTTAATGCAAATTTAGTTATACCTTCTGCACCTTCTTTTCTAAGTCTTTGTGCTTCACGTTCATCTATGCCTAATAATTGAGCAGTTATATCTGCTGGCATACGAAGTAAATCTTCTATCAAACTACTATAAGGAGTAACAGAAGATTCAAATAATCTAGCTAAGTAAGATATGTTTCTTTGTTTTTGATAACCTATAGTATCTTCTGGATCAGCATTGTTAGCACCTATTTCTGGTACAGCAGTAAGCATTGTTAGTGTTTCATCTATTTGTTGAACATAACTTTTGTCTGTAATAACACGACCAATAAAACCTGCCCAACCAATAGTAAATTCATCATATATTCGGTCTTGTTCCTTAGTAAAAAATGGAGACATTTCTTGAAAATCAACCCACATTTTTATGAAAGATAAAACTGGATCTGGTAAATCTTCATAAGAAACATAGTTATACATTGGTTGTCCATCTTCATCAAATAATATTTCACCATCTTCGTCATACATTAAGTAAGCTCTAGAGTATGGCAACCAACCACTTCTTAATAAAGAAAGATATTTAACAGCACCTTCTTTTGTTTTCCAACTAGGACCACCGCCTGTCAAAAATGTTTTTGGTATTTCGTCTTCGCTATCGTATTCACTTGAACTAATAAATTCATTTGCTGGTTGATAAATTTTGTTATATGCAAGAAATCCTAAAATAGTAGCAAAGGCATTACCCATATAAATTTGACCTCTTGTAGTAGCACGAACTTGAGGATCAGGACTTCTAAGGTCTGCTGCTATCTCTGGCAAAAGAAAAGCATTAAGAGGGTTGTAATTTCTTTTACCACCAAATCTTGCAGGTGTATTCAGAATAGGAATATACCTCATTACGTCTTTAATCATATTGGTAGGTGTTCTTGTAAATTTAAAGAACGTTCTCATTGGTGGATATTGTATTGCTAAATTATTTATTTCTTCTGCAAACAAACCAAGTGGATCTGTAACATCATCACTACGACCACCTCTTATCTGTTGTGTATATGTAATTTCTTTACCAAAGTTTTTAGCTCTTTCAAATATTTTTGCAAGAACAGGATCAGCTATAAACTCTTTTGGACCTATACCTTTCTTAAAAAATGTATCTCCTTCCAAAGGTTTTAACCTACCTAGATCTCCTTCTTGTCCTTTTAATATATAATCTATAACTCCATCAAGACTACCTTTTACATAATCATCTAAGTCTTGTCCTTTTAAACCTTTCTTCAAACCTTCCATAGTTGCATGATAGGCAGTAGAACCAAGAATATTTGGTGTTTGTATAAGAGCATCATTAGATGTCATTAATCTACTAGGTAGTCTTATAATTTTTCCTGTTGTGTTTATAGCTGTTCTCAAAGGAAAGAAAGAACTTTCAGATGAAATAACAAATCTTTGACCAGTTTCAACTTTAGAATTACCTACATTAATAAAATTATCTTCCATATCCCATGATCTTTTCCATACTTTTAAAGAAAAATCAAAGTTATACATTAAAGCAAATAGATGTCTAGTAGCTGCTTCTACTCCTTCTTTTCTAATTAATCCTTTACCACCTGCAACATCTAAAGTACCACTAAAATTTTTCATAATACTTAAAAATGTTTGTGCAATACCAGAATATAAATTTACTCTTTGAGAAGGCAGACCAGATAAAACTCCATTAATACCAACTTCGTTAATAACTCTTGAAGTCTGGTTAGCAATTTTTAAAGTCTTACCAAAAGCATCTGCGTTATACAGCTTCACCATATTTTCTATACTTCCACTTGCTTCTTTCATATCTTGTGCAACTTTTATAACTTCTGTATAATCTCCTGTTTCATGTCCTTGTTTTACTTTAGCTAATAAATTTGTTTGAAAGTCTGCACTTTGATCTAGTAACTGAGTAAGAGCAGGGGATATGTCACGATTTTGTGCTGTTAAGTTTTTCTTTTCTAAAGGACTTAGTTTCATAACTTCAGCAGGTGTCATACCTTCTATGCCTTCTATAGGTTTAATTTTAAAAGCTTGTAAGGCTCTACCTAGTCTTGTACCTAAAGGAATCCCCATGCCTAGCCAATCATCTACTAATTTTTCAGCTTGTATAATTTTTTCAACTGCTTTGTCTATTGCATTTCTGCTTGTCTTAGTCTTCTTACCTGCATTTTTTTTGATAACATCTAAAAAATTTTGAGTTGTGCTTGCAACTCTATCTGTAGCTATTTGTAAACCTTGTTGATTAATAATAACTTCTTCATCATCAGGCAATCTATCTTGTAAAAATGCTTTTTTTCTTGTGTATTCATTGAAAAACTTTCGATTTTTTTTATCTATACCTATCTTTCCTTTTTCATCCACCATCTTACTTAATCCACCTTCTTGAGTTTCAAACTGGCTTTTGCTTTCAGCACCTTTAAAACCACCTTCTTGTTTTTTTGTTCTAACTTTTTTCGCAATAAATTCTTTTTTACCTTTTTTAAAATCTTTAATACGATCCATCTTCTGTGGATTTTGTTGTTTATTACCTATATCTAAATCATCTTCACTATCTAATTTATTTAATTTTGTTTGTACCTTACCTGCATAATCTTTTAGTATTGGTACTTCAAGATTTAAACCTTTAGTATTGTTTACTGACGCACTAGCATTACCTGTTAGTTCTACGACTATTGACTTTAATTTTGCGTGTACCTTATCTCCATGCAGTCTGACTTCTTTTTCTGTAAACCCTTGATCTAAAAATATCTTTAATATCTTGGCATCATTCTGTGCTTTTTTCTTTTTACCATTTCTTAATGACCAAGATAATTTATCAAAGTCAGATTTGAATTGTATAGTTGCAGATCCATAACGAGGTTTAGTTCTTTTGTAAGCTTCTGGTGCTACAAAAGTAAGCTCCTGTGTAACTTCTGTTTTAACAACTGGTGTTTCTTCTGTTTGTACTTTCTTTGTTGTTGTATCTTCTGTCTCTCCTGTCTTAACTTTTGCTACTTCTTCATCTATTTTTTGTTGTATTTTTTTAGGATCTCCACCATCTGCTTCTATCTTTTCATCTATCTTGTTTTTTACTTCTGCTAAATCATCAACTGCTTTTTTTGTAATTTCTGTATCTTCTTTTGTCCATAGTTTCTTAATGCTACTTAAATCTAAACCATCATATTTTCTATAAAGACCTTCTAATCCTTCTATTGATCCTTTTAAACCAGCACCAAAAACAGAACCAAAACCTAAACTTAAAGCATAATCTTCCCAATCTAAATCTTCTCCAAAGAGATCACGCATAAAAGCTTCTGATGTAGATAAAGCACCACCATAAACTCCTGATCTAAATATACCTTTTAGACCTTTAAGTTCTGTACCTAAAGGAATAGTTCCTACAAGGCCAGAAGAAAAAACCTCAGGCCAACTAAATAACTCTTCATTACCTGCTAACGATTGTCCGTATCTTATTTTTTGTGCTTCTATGTTGAAGTAAGCATTTAAAGCAAACTGACTAAGACCATAAACAAGCCAACCTTTAGGACCAAATGCCAGTAAAGGAGTAAGTGCAGCATCAGCTATCAAACCTCCACCTATTTCATAACCGATACCACTAGCCTGTTGTAAGACAGCATTATCGTTCTTGTCTGGTATTGTTATTTTATCTGTAAATTGATTATAAAAATTATTTAAACCTTCTTGAAACTGATCGCTTTCAATAACTTCTTTACTTATTTTATTATTTTCAACGTCTGAAAAACTATAACCTGTAGTCTGTTTAAATATTTTTTCTACATTTATTCTTGTTTTAGGTTTACGACTTACATCTCCTTTTATAATGTACTCCGACACCCCAATATATTTAAGAAGATTATCAGTTATTTCTAGATTTGGTCCTTTTTTTTCTTCTGTTAAATCATTAAAAATATTATTAGTAAGACTAAAATCTTGAGAACTAAAATCAAAAGTTTCTTCATCAAACAAAGTATTATTTACATAATCATTAAAATTAAAATTAGGTGTGTAGTTAGTATCTTCAAAAACATTAGTAAAAGTAGAAGAAAGATTTGTATTTAATGGCTGCTCATTTACATCTAGTGATTGGTCATTTATATTTTTTTCTTCTTCGTTGTTATTAAGAAGGTTGTTGATGTTTGAGTCTGTCATAATTTAAAACCACCCTTCTCTAATAGCACGATCAATAATGCTTAATACATTTTTATCATAATCTGGATTGGTTGCATAATCTTCAGCTTGTAGCATTTTTATTGCTTCTTGAATACTGTTTGCATTTACTATACCTTCTCTACCCAAAAAATTATCATTCCATTGTTTCTTGTATTGCATCATCATTGCTATAACATCATCAAATGTTTTAAAATCTGCTTCTTCTACTTGTTCACCTTGACCTCTAAATTCGGTAGTCAGTTTTCTTTCAGATTCACCCCCTGCAACTTCTGATGGTGTAGCTTGAAGACCTAAGAAATTATTTTCTGCTGATTGAGTTTCACCAAAACCTGTTTCTTCCATAGCTTGTGCAGCTACAAGTTCGGGATATTTAATACCTAATTCTTTAGCAATATTATAAATAACTTGGAAATTATGTTTTTCTCTTACAGGTGCATAGGGGTGTTCTTGTTCTGTAATAATTTTAGTTTTGTCTAAATTTTCTATAAAATTAATATTATTTAAATCAGTATAATCAACACCTTCTGGTATTAATAAAACATCACCAATATCTATTTGATTAGCATTTGTAATTCCATTAGCTTTCATAATAGCTTCCATTGGAATACCAAAATTATTTGAAATTGCAGATAAAGTATCACCAGATTCTATTTCAAATGATGTAAAACCACCTTCTGAAAATGCACCACCTTCTAAATCATCATTTAATAAATTTGTATTTTTTTCTTGTACTTGTTTGTTTTGATAATTTCTATTGTAAACATTAAAATTAAAATTCTCATAAGTATCTATGTTTAATTCTTTTCGTAATTCTTCACCAGCACGTGTAATTGAACCATTAATAGCAACGATTGTAGTAGTTGGTCCTGATTCAAATTCATTAATAGTTGCTTCCTTAAATAATTTTGTATTTGTATCGTAGGTTAAAACTTTTTGTTCTTGTATGTTAATAGTTTGACCATCATTATCTTCACCATCACCATCATTTTCTTCTTCAACTAAAGGTACGTTTTGGTTAAAATCATAAGCTGGATCAGTAAATACATATTGTCCAAAATCTCTTGGATTTTTAATTTTTCTTACTTCTCCTAAATACCAATTTTTAATTGTATATCTCTTACCATCTTTTTCTATTACAGCATCAATTCCTCCATTTGCTTTTGTTAACCTTTCTAATTCTCTATTTAGATCTTCTAGTTTATTTACATTACTTTGATCTTGTACAAAATAAACACCATCTTTTTGCTTACCAATAGTTTTAAGTGCATACTTTTGAAGGTTTGAAATCTCAGGAAATCTTTGAGTTAAACTTTTACCTTCTGTTTCGTTTAAATATTTTTTTAAATTATTATATTTTGTTCTATCTTCTTTAGAAGCATTTGGTCCTAAAGCTTGCATAACATCAGTCAACTTTGTTAAAGCATCAACTTTACTTATTTCACCTTGATCAAATTGTGTTTCTAAATCAAAAAAGAAATCATCAACATTAAAATTTCTTAGATCATATTGCTCATATAGAAAAGCAATTTGAGTTGGAAATCGTTGTGCTAGTGACTCTAAAGTATTACCTATTAACTTATAGTCATCTATTGTTAAATCTTCTTTAGTAAAATCTATTTGATTTAATGTATTGTTTATTGTTCTTTGATTATCTACTTTTTCAAAATCGTTTTGTTTCTTTATAATTTTTTCTTTCTTGTCATAAACATCAGTTAATAATGTTTCAATTTGATCTTCGCCATCTTTTATATAATATGCACTTAAAGGATTTTGTATAACAGTTCCATCTTTTGAAATTGTTTTTGGTCCTACTTTTAAATTACCAATCCAACCAATATATTCTTCTATTTCTTCGTAAGCAACATCCATGTCAAGATTATTGCTTTCGTAGTAATCAAGAATTTTTAATACATTTGTTTTTACAATCTTCAACATATTTGTTGGCGATACACTAGAAGCTAAACCTCTTTCTACCATAGAATCTACATTGCGTTGCAACTCGTTAAGAGCTAAAAATTCTCCTTGCGAAAGACCATTATTATTAATTCTGTCTGTATCTGTATAGTTATCATCTATTAAATCTAATTCTATATTGTCGTTATAATTATCTATGCTAAACCAAGAATTTAATACTGAATAATCTAATAACGTATTTGCTTGGTTTATTTTTGAATTTGCTAAATTTATTTCTTGGTCGTTAAATACTTTTTGTAAGGCAAGATTTTGTTTAGGTAATAAATAATCTTGTATTAACTCAGGTCTAATTCCTCTTGTATCTACTAATGATGTTCTTTGAAATTCACTTACAGCATTTGAAAACTCCTCAGAGTTAACATCAAATTGAGATAAAGGTTGTTGTATTGTCGTTCCATCTGGCAGTTCTACATCTACAACATAATCAGCAAAAAACTTTTTAGTCTTTGCTTCTGATGCGTTACCTAAATTAATTGCTAATTGTTTTTCTATTCCATATTGCATATAGTAATTCGTACCAAGAAAAAGTTTAGAAAATTTACTACCTCTTTTTTCTTCTAAATCTTTTTTAAGTTCTATAAGTTCTTTAGGAGTAGCTCCTAAAACTTCTAATTGTCCTTTTGTTATTGTTCTTTCTGCTCTTTCTTTAGCTTTTACTGCTATAAAATTTTGTAGTGTAGGATTTACTTCTGCTAAAGTTTCAGCAAAATCCATTAAGCTACTTTCTTGTACAACATCAACAGGTGCTACAAAAGTATTTACTGGTGTTCTAAAACTTTCACCTGCTGTACTTTGAAAATTACTATTTGTCATAATTTATTTAAGCGGGTAATGCAGCATAAGTTTGTAAACCAGAAGCAGCAGCATTTAATAATACTGATCCTAATGAAGGTATTTGGTTATAAGCTTGAATAGTATTACTTCTGTATTGATTTCTAATACCTTGATATTCAGACTCAGTTCCTTTGACCTTAGATAAATATTGTCTGTTCATTGAATCAATGCTTTGTCTTACCTTCTCTTTATAATTAGCACCTTGTCGAACTGTGTCCATTACTAATAGATTTGTATTGTTACCAACTTGTCCTGATGCAAGTAAAGCTTTTGATGCTTTTAGTGTATCAATATTTTTAGCAAATACATCTTGTCTAGCAGCTACAGTTTTTTCTTGTTTACCTTCTGCTAAAGCTAATTGTTTTTCTCTTTTAGCGTCTTCTGCTGATTTAACTCCTTGTTTTTCTATTTCAAATGTATCTGCTGCTGCCTGACTTGCAGCACTACGCATAGCAAGCCCTTGGAATAAAGAAAGACCAATAGAAGCAGCGACCATGCACATTTAAGCAACCCTCAAAAATTCATAGAATGGTTTTTCATGTTGTCCATACTTTTCGTGATAGTTTATAAACACAAAACCGAGAGCTTCTAACCACTTTATAGCAGAATGATTCTCTGCATATACAAAATTATATAGGACTTTATAAGATTTCAACAAACTGTTTATCCATTCTCTACCTTTTCTTATTAGTTGTATTTTATATTTTTTATTAGAAAACAATTCATCAGTACAGATCATAAATATACAACCATCTTTAGCAACACCACATAAGCCCATAGGTTGATCCTCGTCACCAGCTATTGTTAGTATTGTTTTACCAAATAAAAACGACAAGCGTAAAGCATCTTCTGGATCTTGTCCTGTTTGATATAAACCTTCTAATCTATCCATTTGTCTCATATTTTGACATACATAGTTTAGATCAGATAGTTTTGATTTTCTTAAATATCCCATTAAGTTCTTCTACTCCTCATGTGAAATACTCCTTCATATTCTGCACTAGCTAACAAAGTAGGCAAGAACGTATTGTTCTTTATATCTATATCTACTCTATCTGATTTGCTCATAATTGGTACTTTAAATGTACCTGTATCTAAATTAATTTGACCGATAGAAGCAGAAGCAGCACCAAGCAAACGACCAGTAAATTTATGTAAAGATGTGTCTCTATTCTCAGGTGTTACTTCTACTTGAAAGAAACCAGAATCTTCATACTTAATATAAAAATGATGTATTTGTAATCGACCACTTATAAGTTCAGTAGCGCCACCCCCACCACCTTGAGTTAATCTTTGTTGACTAAACCTATAGTGCATTTCATAAGGTTCACCAATAATAAATTTACTATTTCTAAAATCACCTGCTGCTGTAATGGTAGAAGTAGATCCGTTTGTAAGGTTAGTAGTATTTAAAACTTGTCCTGATTTAAGTGTTTGTGTATTACCTTGAGTATCAACAAAAGTACTTGTTTCATTGCTGGCAAGATAACGACCAACAATATTCATATTTGCTCTAAGTCTATATGGCACAGTAAAAGTTGTAATGTCAGTACCAGAGTCATAAGCAACAGATACACCACTAGTTGCTTCAGTTACTTTATGGTCTAAGTGATATTCAAACTCTGCATTAGGTTCTCTAAAATTAGTTTCAAATGGTATCTTTTCTAAGGTTACTTTATTTGCTTCTTCTACAACCATTATTAAATCAGTACCAATAAAATCAATATTTAAGATAGACCTATTACTGTTAAATGTATAAGTAAACCAAGCGTTTAAAGCTTTACTAAACCCTTCACCATATAACCATCTGTTTACATATAACTTGTTTGAATTTTCTGTACCAAGCAAAACAAGAATATCTTGGTTGTTTGATACTGCCATTTTAAAAATGCCACTTGGTATCAGTCTTGGTACATGAATAGTTGTGTTTGCAGCATCTTGGATCTGTTGATTGCCTGTAATAATATATTCTCTAATACCTGCAAAAGTACCTTTTTTAGTTAAGAAATAAATAGAAGAACCAGAACCTACAGGCTGTGCTGCTGTATTACTTTCAAATTCAGTTTGTACAAGTACGTTAGCTGTTGAAGGTGTAAGGTTGTCTGCTGAACTTGATAGTACAAATTGCGTTTGTTCAGAAAATAATATAAGCTTTTCTCCCATAGTTACTGCGTGTTTTAAGATCGCAACTTTTGTATGAGATGCAGCTACGTCTATGGGTTCTGTATCTAAAACTGATATAACTGTTTCTGGAAAGAAATTAAAAAACTCTGATACTGTTGAAAGAATTACATTATCTGCTGCAAGAAACCCAAGCCTATTTCTAAAGAAAAATACATTATTAATTTTTTGTCCTATAAAAGAAGGATCTGGTGATGACACTAAATCACCAACAACACGTTCACCCCATTTAGGTAATGTATATGTCGTACCAGAAAGTGTATATGTATCTCCATCTACTCTTGCAAATCTAAAATTTCCATCAGCTTGACGTATAAGAACGTGTGGCATTGTGTCGTAATTAAATTTAAAAGGTATGCCAGCTTTTACTGTTTCTGACCATTGCCCTTCTTCAAAAGCATTTCCATTATTAGTCGTAAATTTAACGTAGTAATTATCAAAGTCTGTACCTTCATCTCCAACAATCTCTACCACATATCCATTAGGAGATACGTTTGGAAGATCAGTAAATTGCTGTACTGTATTTTTTATTACTGTCATCTTAGTATTACCTTGAGAGTCACTACCATCTATTGAAAAATTACTGCCATCACTCTTCTTAATGTGTATTACAGGACCATTTCTAGCAATAGTGAAACCTGTAAGACCAGAGTTTAAACCATTAGTAAGATCAGTAGCTACAGTTTCAGTTGATAAGGGATCATTACCAGTAGTGTCATCTGTAACTGTTACACCATCTACAGTTATCGAATAAGTTGTTTTAGCTGTTGCTTGATTTATAAATACTATTGCTTGCGTAATATTACTAGCACTATTTGATACTGCTGAATCCATTGCTGGTGTAATACTTGTATTAACAACAAAAGTATAGTCAGCAATAGTTACTGTCTTCATTACATTTCTAGGGTCTGATGTATTTAAATAGTTCGTACCATCTGGTTTATTTACTGTCTTTTCTGTACCATCTAACTCATAAACTTTTACATTGCCATTACTAAATACTGCTACATACTGTTCACTAGCATCTCTATTTATAGTTTGGATATGAACATTACCAAGAGTAGAACTACTAATACCAGCTAAAAATTGCGATCCAGACCTTTTTGTTAAACCAAGAACAGGATTACTGTCAGCATTATCTTGTATGTCAGCGTGGTCTGCTTGCTTTAAAGCATCAGAAGATTGTGATATACCTCTCAATAATGTAGGTATAGCTCTTGATATAACAGCCATAGTTATCTAATTAAGGCACTAGAAGGATTGTAAGTATCAAAGATACTGGTAAGTGAAGGATCTCCTCTTAATAAGTTATGATCTCCATTTGCTAAATCGGTTTCCATTAATATTGCTCTAGCTCTTTGCTCGTCTTGTTGTGTATAAGTTCTTAATGCTTGATCGCTTACAAGTCTGTCAACAAACTTTCTTGCAGCTTGTATATTTATATAGTGCCTAGCTGGTTCTGGTATCTCATCAAAATCTCTAAAATAAACAACAGTACAAATTAAATCCTCATCAAATTCATATTTATTATTTTGCCTGTCATATAATTTTAAACCACGTTGTATAGGATCAATGGTTGGGTGTTGATGGATATTAGCGTCAACTCTTAATATGTTTGTAGAAAGATGAACATGACCTGTATTATCTCTGGTAAGTTTTACATCTATTTCAGTATTAAAAGACCAACCTTCTGATTGAACGCTTTTATTTACTTCAGATAAAGTAGACTGAGCGATACGAGCATCAACAGGAAGTGTACCTGTAAGACTATTTATAGGAGCTTCTCCTATAGCAGCCAGCATTATGTTGATAGATTCAAGTTCTGTTGTTGCAGCTACAGCCATTACTTACCTCCAATCAGTTTGTTTCTAATTTTAGCTGTTTCTTTGGTAAATCTATATTTTTCAGCAAGCGTTGTTTTACCTGTATCATTCATTTTTTGATTGTAGGCATCAATATAAGCTTGACCTTCTAGACCAAGAATACCTTTTTTCTTTTTGTTTTTACCAAACATAATTAATACCCCTTCTTGTTAATTTTAAGTGAGTCTCTCCCACCTTTCTGTTTTTTTTTAATATTGTAAGCTTTTCCTTGTGGCATGATAATAAAGTTATTTTATTTTAAGTGTAGCTTTTTGACGAGCTTGTGCTTGTTTTTGTTTGACAGTTTGCATTGCTTTTTTATTTGCTTCTTCTTGCATTTTCTTCCGTTGTTCTTCTATTTGTTTTTTTCTTAGTTCTTCTAACATTTTTCTTTGTTGTTGCTGTTGCAACTTTTGATAGCTTGAACCAAAATCCATAATAAAAAAAGGGTATCTAATAATAAGATACCCTATAAATTGAAATTAAGAAGCAGATAGCTTAATAGTAGCTGCACATTCTGGTCTTAGGATTCCATGACCTAGAGCATACTTAGCAACCATTAATGTACCTTGATACATAATTCCGTAGTCAGAACCAGAGATCTCAGTTGTCATATCCATAAGTTTTACTGTACCAACAGCAGACTTGTGGAAGACAAGACCAATAGTTTTACTATCGTCACCTGAGTAAGTGTTGTTCGCACCACTTGGGTTTGATCCTACGTTACTCTGAGGTACGTTGTTGCTCATCATCACAGGGATACCAGCAACTTGTTGTACCTTACCAGAAGCAAACGAACCATTACCTTGTGGGTTGAAGTCAACGTCTACAGTTCTTGTAGCAGATTCAGCAAGTTTGTAGTACTCAGCAGGTGGTAGTACACAGAAACGATCTGTTGGAGGAATGTCTCTTTCGTCAAATGTCTGTGCAATGTCATAGATAGCTGCTGCTATCTCATCACCAGTAACATCAGAAGAAGCTGTATTACCATTAGCAAGTGTTAATACAAGACCACCATTACCACCTGTAAGAGTAGTAGATGCACGACTTGCATTAGCTATTTGTTTCGCTACGTTTTCATCGTATTTTTTAGCGAGTGCCTTACCTAATTCATCAGCGTAAGTAGCTCTTACGTCATAATGATTTTTTAGTTCGTCAATACTAGCAACGAAACTTTGAGCAATTAGAAGATCATCTATGTTGATAATCTTTTCATTCGCCAAGATTTGGTTAGCACCAACAAGAGGAGTTCCTACTGTATGGTATGCAGCAGTAGCAGTTCCTAATACTGGGAACTGTGCTGACTTACCACTTGTGATAGTACGAACTGAATGAAGTTGCTCGTTAAAGATATTGTTTCTAGCAAAAGCTGTTAAAACTTCCCCAGAAAATACCTTTAAAAACAGGGCATCATAAGATGTGCCTGAGTTATTAACCAAACCAAGACGAGATACTGTGGCGTTAGCCATAGGAAAACTCCTTGATTAATGTTTAAATTTGAGTAACTAACTTCGTTTCAATCCTTTCTCTCAAGTGGTATCTGACGCATCAGGCACAAGGATATTTAGATTTCTACTCTGTTAATTTATACAGACTCACAATATTATTTGTGAGTTAGCTTACCATCTAGATGTAAGTTATTTTTAATATAACACTAATTACCAAATACGTTAGAACCTGCTAAACGTGCTTTTACATTTTCGGTATAAGATACATCTTTTTCCCAACGAGGATCAGACATAGCAGTTACTACTTCTGCTGTAGATCTAAATGGTGTAGGTCCACTTGTTGAAGCACGACCTGAGTAGAGATTTGGTTCAACTCCCATAGCGTTATTGTATTGTGAAAAGATACCTTGAACAGCCAACTTAATAGCAGGTCCATCTCCTGTATCAGTTAACTTGTTAAAGGCTTGAACATCATCAGCAGGTAGATTTTCTACAGCCCAAGAAACCATTTGATTGTAGCTTTCATCTCCACCAACTGAATCTTTAATACCTTGTGCATCTACTTCACCTGCCATAGCAGAATTGCGTAGACCATCTAAATAGGTATCAACAATTTGTTTTGAAAAACCAGCTTCATTTAGTTTGCTGTAATCGTCTTTAGAAATTTCATTATTTTTTTCAAAGCGATCTGATATATCTTGTGCATCAATACCAACTTCTTCTAATACAGAAGCAAGACCTTCTCCATAATATTCTTTTGCGTCAAATTCAGAATCGTTAGTTTCTGTTTCTTGTTCTTGCTCCTCTTTTTGTTCTTCTACTTTACCTTCTGGTTCTTCTTTGGTTTGATCTATAGCACCAAGCTTACCTTCAAGTTCTTTATAGCTACCTACAAGATCTTCTACAGATTTAAACTTGCCAGCATATAAACCATTCTCTTCTTTTAAACCTTCCAAGTCATTAGCAGACATTGGTGGAGTTTCTGAAACATTTACTTGTGATGAAGTCATAGTGGTTTTCTTTTAACTATAGTGAATTGTACTGCCATGTCTAGTAGTGACATCACCAGACTTTTCGGGTACAGGGTTTGGATCGTTAACACCTAGTTCGCTAACGATAGCTTTTTCAGAGACAAATTTTCCGTCTTCATCTCTTTTTCTACTGGACTTCTTGTTGGGCATTTGGTTCCTCCGTTGGTAATTGTTGTGAAGCATCAGCTAATTTTTTAGGATCAACTAATGGTGATCCTAAAGCAGCAGGTCCAAGACTTTGAATAAGCTGTTGCTGTTGTGCAGCTTCTTGTTCTGCTTGGATTTGATCTTGTGTTTTTACTAGGTTAGCAGTATCTATACCAATACTGGTAGCAAGACGTTTGACCGCTTCATCTACATTGACGTATTGTCTCATCACATCTGGTCCTAATGCTTGAGCTACAGTTCCAATAAACTCAATTAATTTGTTTCTATCATTACCCCTACCAAGACCTTGAAGTCCTGTCACTATCTTGGGTTTGACCAGTTCATCAGGTAGCTTGGGAACTTTACCTTGTCTTACCAGTAGGTGCATACGTCTTCTGAGATATGGTAGTTGGAACTCTTGAGTCAAGATACTATAAATACCACCAAGACTATTCTCTAGCTCTTGTGCCATAAGATTTATTTCTGCTGCCGTTACTCTTTCTGCGTCACGTTGTACTGATCTTGCCATCAAGAAAGCAAACTCAAGTCTTGCTTCTATTCTTTGTATTGCACTAAAAGCAACAGAGAAGTCTGCACTTTTTCCAACTTGCATTACAGAAATATCTGCTGCTGTACCTTCTCTTACTGCTCCATTTGGGGCTTTACTTATAGTCGCTGCCCTTGTAACTCCATTAGGATTTACTAAAAACAAAGTCTTAGCACTAGCAGCAGCACCTTCTATGATTGCTTGCATCAAAGACTCAAGACTAATTAAGTCTCCTCTGTATTCTTCAACATAACCTCTACCATAATCTTCACCATCAACTCTAATAAATCTAAGAGGTAGCCAAGGTGTTACATCTACTCTTGATCTACCATCTGTGTTTGGTATCTTTTCTCCCTTACATTCTTGAAACCAGAAAACATCATCATTAATTCTTTTTATATGTGTATATATATCAAGGTCATCTGTTATTGTCTTAGCGTCATAGTTCTCTTTCTTCTTGATCTGTTCTAAGAAAGCAGCAGGTAAAGCTTGTGGGTGTATTGTTTCTTTAGTTAGAATTTCTAATACGTTACCTACTTCATCACGCTTACAAACAAACTTAGATAATGGAAATACTTTAAGACCTGCATCTGTTAGATATAACAAGACATTACCTGATACGACTAGATGTTTGATAGCTTCAAACATAGCAACCCTATCGTTAGATATTTCTATCTGATTCATCAAGGCATTTTCTATTGTGCGTAGTCCTTTATCTATCTCACTCTGCATTTGTTCTTGCCCTTGTTTTCTTATTTCAAGAGCATCTATTTCTAATTTAAAAAATGCTGTGCTTGGAGGAAGCAAAGTCATTAATAATTTATTTGACAAGCTATTCACACCACGACTACCAGTAGCTTGGAAAGGAGTTTTTATTCTTGCCCTTGTACCAGTTGTTTGTTCTGGTATCAAGCTAGGTATCGTTAGCTTTGAAGATTCTTTTGCTTCTCTATCGTAGACAGACCTACTACTAACAAGTGCTTCATACCTACCTGCTGCGGTTGTGCCTTGTGCTGAGTATTCCATATTAAGTTGGGTAGTTCAAATCTCCACCTTTTTGGTTATCAAGCAATGGTATTTGTAATGATTTAGTTCCCATTTTTTTACCCATAGCAATTTGTGTATCAGCTTGTTTCTTTTTCTTTTGCTTACCAACAACTACGGCATCAGCAGTATCTTCTATAGGAGAGTCAACTGGTTCGGGTGCAGGTGCAGGTGGTGGCTTGGGTCTTCCGAAACACATAGGAGGTTTATATTATTTTTTCCTTATACTAGCATGAACTAAATTAAAGTCTTCTTTTTAGTTTTTGTTAACTTTTGTGCTGTAGCAATAGTTGGGTTAGAAAAGTTTTTAGTTTCTTTTTGTTTCTTAATCTTTAAAGCATCTGCTGTCTCAGTTTTTTTCTTTGTATCTTCAAGACCTTCTTGTTCACCTGTAATGACAACAGGGTCATTCTTACTTTGATACTTTGCAACTCTAGGTTGATTGTTACCACCACCACCAAAACACATAGCTAGTTCTCCAATACGCTGTTAGTTAACATAGTTTCTTTTTGTCTTAGTTGTTGTTCAATTAGATAGTCAACAACAGACCTCTGCCCTGCACGATACCACACTTCTCGATCTGATAAGGATAGGTCTGGGTGTCTGTTAGGAAACACAGCATCTAAAGCTTGTATAAGTTCGTCAGTAATTACTGGTAAAGACACAAAAATTGAAGAGCTATATCTATATTATATGTTAATGTGTAGATAACAAGGGAGTGGTTATCCTTGTTGCAACGCTAAGAAAACCTCAAGGGTGTGGTTCCTCTTGGGGTTTTCTTTATGGGTTCCAAAGTTTTACTTCACCTGTATTGTAATCATAATCTCCTTCTCGCAGTATTCTTGTAAGCCTTGCGTTCAAGATAGCATCAGCAATCGTATAACCTTTCTTAGTATATGTCTCCTGTACTTTAGACCATAGTGCTTCTTTGGTATCAGGTGTACTAGCTAAAGTCTTTGAAGCAGTAACCATACCCATACCTTTGATACCTAGTATCCCATCACCAGCGTCACCAGCTAACGACATCTCAAACCAATGCCTGTCTGCTTTCTTATTGGTAATATGTTCTATCGAATCATCAGCTATAAGTTTGCATGGTAGTGTTCTCATATCTTTATCAACTGAAACTATTATGGGGTCTTTATATCTGCCATTGGTAGCAAGCAAACCAAGTACGTCATCTCCTTCTAAATGCTCATAGGCTACAGTTTCATATACCTCTTTTACTTTTTCTATAACACTTTTAAGTGCAAGTGGTTTACGTTTACCTATCCTGTTGATCTTGTACTCAGGGAATATCTCATGTCGAAATGTAGGATAAGAAGTAAAGCACATAACTATGTCATGCTTACCACTAGCAATAGTTCTATATACATCTAGTCTGTTCTCTATCAGGTTAAGTATGTCTCTTTCATCAGAGTGAAGAGTATGCTCCCAATCATTCCATCTTGTGTCTTGCTCACAGGCACAGCAAGAATTGTAGATCAACCAATCAGCATCAATAAGTAAAGTCATAGCTAAATAAAATCCTCATATACAACAAGCCGACCTGTCTTCTGGTCGTACAGTAATTTATCTACCTCTCCTGTCATACCAGTATGTCTAGACTTCAATACCTTTAGCTGTAGTCTTTGCCTTTCGCTTTCATCTCCTGTCTGATTTCTTGAAGCTGACATTACAACATCTGATAGTTGTAAAAGACTATGACTACCTCTTAGGTCTGATGTATCAACCTCTCTACCAGACTCATGCGATTGTCCTTGTGGTCTGCGTAAATGGCTGACCAATACAATAGCTATACCAGTTGCTTCACTCAAACTTCTAAGCTTGGTCATTATTATATCTATTGCTTTGCGTTCATTATCTAGTTCAAGACCAGACAAGACTATGCTTATGTGATCTAATATAACTACCTTTACTCCATCAACAGTAGCTAAATATCTTATCTGTTCTAGTAATACATCAGGTTCAAGACTACCAAAATGGTTGTATAAAAAAAGATTGCGTGTTGATGTGAGGTTATCAAACGCAATCCGCAGATCATCTTTAGTTATGCCATCTTCATTTAAGTGCAAAGGAATGTTCAAGTCAATACCTACAAGACCTTGAAGAGTTCTTTGTACTGATTCTTCTAACCCAATATAACCAACCTTGAGGTTTCTTTTTAAGAAGTGATGACATAGTTCTCTGCATATCGTGGACTTACCTGCTCCACTTGCGGAAGCTACTGTAAATATCTGACTAGGAAACAAACCTTTTGTGTATTCGTTCAACTTTGGAAATGGAAAGTCTGATACAGGTTTACTTGTTTCTTTGGTAAACAAATCCCAAGCGTCTGCTGCATTGATAAGAGAGTCAGGTCTTACTGGTCTAGCTTTCCATAATCTATCTTTGACTAGCTCTCCTTCTCCTAGTAATAGATGATCGTTTATATCATTACGATCTAGTCTTGCTATGGCTGCCTTACCTCTTGGCAATACCTCCATACACTTCTCTGCTGCTTTGTTACCTGCTTCATCATTGTCAAAGCAAATAACAATACGACAAAAACTATCAAGCCATTTGTAGTTAGCTGCTAGATACTTGGCTGCTGACTGCACACCTGATGGTATAGAAACACATGGAAACTTATTACCTTGTATCTGACTAGCACTCATGCAATCAATCTCACCTTCACATACAGTTAAGAAGACAGAACCATTACCTCCATGCTGTCTCCATAGATGCTGACCCCATAGCTGCACTTTTGACATATCTCCTATCCATATAAATTTCTTATCTTGAAAGCGTATGTGCTGTGCAACATCATTACCTTTCTGATCTTTATATGTAGCTACCTGTACTGGTTGTCCTCTCATCTCTGACATACCATAACCAAATAGTTCTGAAGTCTCCTTAGTGATTCCACGTTTGGGTAAAGCTATTGGTGTTACCTTCAATAGCTTTGGGTTTGCTTTGTATATAGGAATAATCTTAGTGGTCACTTTCTTTTCTTTTTTGTTTGGGTAGTAGGTGTAGCCACAGTCCATAGTGAAGCAATGGTGGTGTCCATCATCAAAGACAGCACAGTTTTTTTTACCGCACTCAGGGCAAACTATTTTGTTTTTGTATTGGCTTTTCATACCAATCATCAGGAATAAATTTTTCGCAGTATTGGAACCCATGTCTCTCACACCATTTGGCATAAGAGATAGAGTTCTTGGCTTTAGATAGTTTGGTTCTGCTATTTTGAAAACAGAACCTTATATCTAGGTCGGGTCGTTTCTCCTTAATTGCAAGATGCTTGCGTCTATCTTCTTTTGAGAAGTAGCCCTTTGTTTCCACAATAAAATTGTTGAGGATAAAGTCAGGGCGATAGGTGCAAGTGATTTCATAGTCAATGCTGAGAGTTTCATAGGTAAAGATAATTTTCTTTTTGGTTAAGTTGTCAGCAAATTGACTTTCAAATTTACTCTTGTATTTAGAAGTCGGCTGCTGTTGACGCAGTACTTTTTTCTTCATAACTACTCGGTGGTGCTGCTTCAAAGTCAGGTACACCTGTCCAATCAGCGTGTTTTCTAATAATGATTTGTAAGGGTTGGCATCTGATACCGACACCATTAGCACCTGCGTCATAGCCACTACACTTCATAGACATCTGCCCTTCTAAAGCTGGACTAATCTTTTCATAACTTTGTTTAATCTCATCTTTCATAAGAGTTAGATCATTGTTAAAAAAAGCAACAGGAGCATTAGTCCATACATCACCATTTTGTTTTACCCCACCTGCCTTCTTACTCGCTTTAATGACAAGGTAATCTTCTTCTGTTGACCAAGGCAAAGCTGGCTCGCCATGTTTATTTTTTGTAAGGGTAAACTTTCTATCTGGATAAGCTTCTTTAAGTTTTATTTTCCACCTATCGAGTAAGCCTTCAAGCCTATCAATAAGATGTTCAACTGCATCAACTTCTCTACCCATTTCATCTTTCATCATTGTGCCTTGTTTAATAAGACACTCTGCTTTATATTTTTTTACCCCTAAATATTCATCAGGAGTAACAAGATATGAATACCTAAAATTGGTAGGGTTAGGTGTGACTATCTTAATAGTCTCTGGTTTTAAATTTTCCATGAATGTACCTTGGTTTGGTTTCCGTTTTATTGCGTCTATAAAAGACGTTCCTTAACTATACCTTGATCTCTTGCTATGTAAATATATATGGTGCTGTCAACACATCTGTAATATTAAAGTCTCCCATATCTAGTGCTGCTGGTAACTTGCTACTATCACTTAGTTGTTGGGTTGTTTGATGGTATAAATTATCTAGATTATTGTCGCTATAAATGTTAAAGAAACTTTGCTTTACACATTCTATAAACCTTTGTAGGTCACTAGCTGGACTGCCATAACAATCATGTATGACACAAAAGTTTTTTAGATCATGCTTGCTTGCTTCAACTAAACTCATGTGACAATGTGCAGCATCAAGACTATGTATATAATTGCTAGGAAAACCCTGTGCCTGTTTACGTTTATCAACCTTACTTGTATCAGGTTCAGCAAGACTAAGCCTGACACTTGAGTTACTTAGTTTAGTCTTCACTCTTTTGACATCATTCTTGTAGTAGTTCTGCTGAACAAGAAACCCTGATGGTGTATGCCAAGAGATAGGTTTGTTCTCCTTGTTAAAACATAAGGCTGTAGTCTGCAAGTATTTCAATACTTCATAGCTTTCTGGGGTAACATACTTTACTGCCTGTTCAATCATGGTTGCTAGATAAAAATTATTCTTAAAATTTTTTGCGATAAAAACATTTTCATTTACAAAATATTTTTCTATGTAGTTAGCTATGCCGAATGTAGTTGAGTTATATGGAATCATAAGCACAGGTTTCTTAATAAACTTTCTTGTCAATTTATCTTTCTGTGCATACCAGATTGCAGCCTGTTCAGACTTGTCATACTTCAGTAGCATCAACAGAACATCAAGGATTTGTTTATATAAATCTTGTGGTTCATTAACATTTTGTAGGTTAACTTTGTTAGCTAGATGTTGATTAGATATAAGACCTGCTATATGTTGATAGCCATTGTTTGTACCATCAAGACAGCAAACATGATGAGATACATAACCATACCCTTCGCATTGAAACTCACACCACTCTTTACACCAAGCCAAGAATTGAAATGGCTCTTTAGCTCTACCCCATAAACCAACATTACCTATCGGATCTTTATAAACTTCTTCTGCAAAGTCGGTTCCTTCTATGTAAGCCCACTCAAGTCGTTCCTCATAGGTATGTTTATTAAGACCCCAATGGTTAGCACCTGCTATGGCTAACCAATTCAAGTCTTGTTTAGTTTTTATCTCTGCACCTTCATGAAATCTATGTAGCCCTCTTGCTATGTCATTACCTTGTGGGTGAAAGTGTGCAGTTAATGGGTACATACGACCAGTAAAATCAAACTGATAAACGTGATAAAATTTTTCGTCACAATATCTTTTTGCTGTATCAATCATGGATAGTATTTGATAACGCTTGACCATATTCTGTGCGTTCATATCATGGATTAAAGAAGCCATGTACCTCCACTCTTTTCTTGCTTCCTTATTGGTATCTATATCGAGTGGTTTTGTTGGCAGTTCTGCAAGCTCCCTATCTATCAATGAACCAACCTCTATTCGTTCCTCCCAACAGTATTCAAGAGTTTCTAATACAAACTGATTTACACCCCAAGCTGTCTGACTCGCCAGAGTTAACGCTTTCAGACTTGTTGTTAAGTCTTCTCCTCGTAGTGTGTTTAGGTAGTTTTGATTAGAACTCTTAATTGCTTTTGTTTTTAGTCTGTCTGTAAAGTAACCACCATTGTCAATCGACTTCCAAGGGCGAGGTACATCAAGACAAGGTAGGTAGATAGGAAAGGCAGCAATCCTATTCGATCTACCCTGCCTTATATACTTCATGAACCTATCAGTAAAGACAACATAACTTGTAGTTGTCTTGCCTACCTTCTTGTTTACAAGGTTGACCATATTAATTTTTATCATTATCAACTCAATCAACTTCAGCCCAACCTTAAGTTTATTACCCCTTGTCCAAGTCTTAAACTCATGGCCTTTACTGTTCATGTGATAGACCATAAGGTTTCTTTTGTAGCCTTCGTTCTTGGTATCTCTGGTATGTTTCTTTATGTTATTAAAATGTTTAGGGTCTAGCTCTTCAAACTTAGTAAACCTAAGTTCGTCTTCTAGCATCTGCCCTATCTTGAGTGCAGTAGATACAGTTGTCTTTAGTTGTGAAGCATTATCTAGTAATACTTTGAAAGCAATAAAGGCAACTACATCTACATCTGGGAACTGAGAAAGAAACAAAGCAGAGACAGCTTTGACTCCTACCTTACCGCTAAGACTTTCATCTATATGATCTTGTATTGCTTTGCTTAACTTCTGTAGTCCTGACTCTATGATGTTGCGAGCATAATAGTTCTCGGACTCTCTACCCTTCTCTATGTTTTTGTTTTGTTTACTGATCTTGTTATAGGCTGAGATGCTAGAGATACTTTGCTCTAGCTCTAGTTGTTTCTTGCTAGGCTCAGTCATCATATTTTTTTTCTACTTCTTTTATAAGCTCTCCTAAAAAACCATAGGCAACTTTCATTCTTGATAGTTGTCTTTTATTTTTGACAGCCTGACCATACATAGTCATCATAGTTTTTGTAAGAGTATCAAATGATTTCTCTTCTGTTGTCATCTTAGGTTTAACCATCAGTTCAACACCTCCACTACAGAGTGCAAAGCCTTTGGTGCGAGGTGTGCATAGATCATGGTGTTCTCTATGTCCTCATGCCCTAACCAATCCTTAACTAACAGTATCGGTACTCCTCTTTGTACCAATCTACTGGCTGTGGTGTGTCTGCATAGGTGGATAGTATAAAACTTCTTATCGGCATAGCCTAAGTCCTTCCTAGCCTTCTGCCATATAGCATTTAGTTCGCTGTAGTTAAGATTAAATACTTTATCAAAGTCTTTTATTTGTTTGTAATATCTTTCTATCTTTGCTTGTACTCTATTAGTCATAGGTACAGCTACAGCCTGATCGTTTTTTCTTTCATTAAAATTAATCTGGTTGTTATCGTAATCAACAAATCTTTTTTCTAATCCTAGTAACTCATTAACCCTGCAACCAAGATCAATTAAGCAAGCAACAATATCGTAGGCTTCTCTGTAATCATTGATAAGTAGATAATCAAGAAGCTCGTCCTCCATATCTTTAGTTAGATAATGAACCTTACTGTTCTTTGTTGGTCTAGGTTTTGGGAACTTAATCATTTCAATAAAGCCGTCTTCCTCCATCTCTTGAAGTACGACTCTCAGGTAGCCCATCTTTTGATTGACTACTGCATTACTATTCTTGTGTTCAGCTTTAAGAATATCCATCATCTTGTTAACCATTGGTCTAGTAATTTTATCTACTGGTAAATTCCCTAGTGCTTTGATGTTGTGCTTCATTCCTATCAAGAAATTAGTAGCAGATTTGGTTCCGTTCTTTCTTCTTTTATAAACAACTCTAGTTGCTTCAGAAAGTGTAGGCATTTTAGTTTTCATTGTGGTTCTCCAATAGGTAAGTTTATTAGTTAGGTGTTAGGTCTTCTATCATCTCAAGATAGCCCTGCTTACCAAAGGCGATAAGATCAGGGATTGTATATTCTCTTGTGGTAAATCTATGACCACAAGAAAGGCACACCCTACGTCTATAGACATAAGGTGTGCTGCTTTTGTTTCGGAAGCCTTTAGTCTGTTCAGCTTTTCTATAAATAGTTTCACGAACTTTGATGTCTAGGCTTTCGCATTTAGTACACTTCATAAGTCTTGCTCCCAAAACTTAATTAGTTTTTTAAGTTCAGCTATCCGCTTCTTTGCGTTGGCTGTCTTCTCAGCTTTTCGTATGCTGACTAGTTTCAGCATCTTCTGAGTTTCTTCGTTGATCTCTTCCATGAAGTTCATTAGATTTCGTTAATAGTTTTAATGATTTCTTTTTTGTAATACTCAATAGTTTCATCTACTAAAAGATTGCCCTCTTCATCAGAGGGCGGAAAGATAGTGAAATTCCTATCGGTAAGTTTTGTAACTCTATGTAAGATACAATCAAGCTCCCAAAGAGTAGCAGTCTTTGATCTAGGCATGGTTTTTAAACTCCTTGATAACGATATATAAAAGAGTAGTAAGGCATAGCCAAACAATTAAAGTAGTCATAACAACTCCAAGCAAACTTCAATACCTTTTTTACATAAATCTATTTGCTTCTCAGTTAAGTGAGGTTCGATAGATGCTGCAATCTTTTGACATTCCAAAGATTTTTCTTCAGATGGTGCGGTAATCGCAAGTATTAACGCTTGAAGATAAGCGTGTTCATTGTCTGTAATTTTCATTGTGGCTCCTGTAGTTTGGTTAATGGTATTTGGCATACCTGTATATGAGTATGCCAAAGGATAAAAGAAAAGTCAACCCATTTATTTTTAAAAATAAGTTTTCCAAGTTTGGGCTACGGAAATTTATAGGTTGACTTTGGTGTTTACTTGTCCTCTATTTTAAGTTGATCTATCATAAAAAGCATTTGGTCAAGTGTTGCCATAGGAATATTATTCCTTCTAACAAGTTTGTTAATTTGCTTTTGTAAATAATCAAGATAATAAAATCTTGTTTCTTTAGATAGTTTCATGTGTTTAGATTCCATTGTGGTTCTAAATGTAAGGTTTGTAAATGAAAGGTTTGTGAGCCTTTCAAGGTAGGCTAGAAAGCCCACCTAGAAAGAATCAGTCAAACGACTACGAAATAATAATGATCGTGATCCCAACCCATAGAAACTATTTTCATGTTTGGGTGATACTCTTTAAATTCCCAATTATCAATAAGAGCTTTTGCAGCTTCATAATGATTGTCTGGAGACTCAAGAGCATAATCCCAATTAATAGTCTTTGAGAATGTTCTTTCATTGTCTCTCTTGTGTAAAGCTTTGATTCTTGAACCTCTGTAATTAGTTAGCCCTAAGTACTTAGTTTTAATAATCAATCCTCTATTTTCACAAGGGATTTCGTAATGTCCTTTTTCAAGTCTGATTGCTGATGTCATGGTTCAATTTGGTTTGTTTGGTTTGTAGAGTCTTAAGGACTCTTTAAAGCCTACTAAGTAAGCTTTAAGGAATCGTTAAAGAAGAATGTCGGCTTCTAGTCCAGTTTGCTCTTTTACTAATTTGAATGCAAAGCCTAAAGTTTTTAAATCTTTTACATTCCATTTAGTAAGAGTCTTGTTGCCTGTCAAACTTTGCAAAGCATCTCTTTGAATTGGGTCAACAATATCAATAAGAGTGTTGCCGTAAGCTGATCTAGTGCGAACTTTAATTTCTTGCATGGTTCTTAAGTTGGTTTAAATGAAATCGGTTTGAATCCGATATTGACATCATTGCATATGCTGTTGCCAATTGGTAGGCTTCAATAGAACTTTCTCTGTCCTCCCTTGGTATCACTTAAGAAATCCAAGTTAACATTCTGTAACATATACCCCCCTTATCGATAATATGAAAAGATATACCCCTATAACTAAAAATTAGCCCAGAATTACCCCAAATAATATAAGATATATTATAAGATCCTAGTTATATCAATTTC